AGAAGCTAAAACAAAACTCGAGAACGGAGGCGACTTTCTAGAGGGTCAGCAAGGAGTAATTCTGGATACAGCTCACCAAAAAGGGGGCATAGAAAAACTTAAAGGAGAAAAATCAGTATTCAACGACAGAGGAGCAACAGTAAGAGTTGCAGAAACAGACCTGAAGATAGCTCAAGCGCACAAGGAGTTAAATTTAACAATGGGTGAAGGGAGTTTATTTGCGGACTCAATGAGAGTAAAAATTGCTGAAGCAAATGTAGAAATGTCCAGGTTTGGCGAAACAATGGCCAACACGGCATTTGATGCGACCAAGGAAGGCTTTAAGGGGCTTATTCAAGACATGGGAGACGGAACTAAATCTCTAGGTGACGTAGCCGCTAATTTCTTTGGAACTATAGTAGACAGAATGAATGAGAAGTTGATAGATAGAGCTGCAGGTCAATTAACTGCAGGCCTAATGGAAGCCGCAGGCTTCAATCAAGGTGGCCATGTGGGATTCAATCAGGGAGGTCATGTCTCTAGGTATTCATCTGGAGGCACAACTCGCCAAGTTCCAGCCATGTTGACCTCTGGAGAATATGTTGTACAAAAAAGAATAGTCGACAGGCTTGGAACTAACGAACTTAATAAAATTAACGACTCTGGATCCCTCGAGGAACTATATGATAAACCAAATAATGAGTCTTTTTCATTATTAAATGAAGGAGGCATAGCAAGCCCTCCAATCATAAAACTAAAAGAGGGAGGAGTTGCTAAAAATTATCTTTCAGGAATAGTAGGAACAATTAATAAATTCATGGGGGGCATAGTAAAAATGGCAGGGGGCGGAATACTATCCTCAAGCCCAGACGATAGTGCAGGTATGAAAATGGCAAAAGGGGCGGGCTACTTAGCAGGCTCAAGCCTCCATGCATATCAAAACAGAGGAGAAGGCAACCAAGGCCCTAGCGCTCCTAAAGCTCCGACCGCGCTCAACACACACTCCTCCTTGAATATTGACCCAACAGGAAACAGGATGAGTGCTAAATATAAAGCTAATGATTCCTATCGTCAAGATTATGGGAAATATCTACTAGATAAATACCAGCATGATGTTGACACTAATAACCAAAAAGTAAAAAGTAGGGCATCTACAGCTCAAGGAATAGTAAATGGCATTGGATTCATGGGAATAGGAATGGCAGCTAGTGCAGCCGGAGATTACGCTAAAGCGGGAGGCTTTACCAAAGAGGGGCGAATGGCCATGCGTGCTGAAAAAGATGCTGCTGAATATGCAGCAAACCCTCAAGCTTACGCTCCCCCAGCAAAGGGCTCCGAACGAATGCCTTACCGAGTAACCGGTAATTCCTTTGGCACAGCAAACTCAAACCCAGCAGGAATAGGGGGAGGAGTCACAAATAATGTAAGCAATTCCACTCAAGCTGGAAACAATTATCATACCGGTGGCATGAATTTCAATTCATCTCGCTCCACCCAGTCAAACTTAAATAAAGTTAATGACTACTCATGGACAAAAAATAACAACTTATCCTCAGGGCTCAAAAATCCATATCAACTGAATCAAGGAGGAATGATAAAGATGAGCTCCGGAGGTAAAGTTCACGGCCCAGGAGGTATTGATAAGGTTGGGCCAGTTATGCTCGATAGAGGTGAATTTGTGATAAAATCTTCCAGTGTTAATAAGATTGAAAAACAAAGTCCAGGATTCTTCAATAGGCTTAACTCAATGAAGATGTATGAAGGAGGAATAGTTGACCCTTCAGCCAAAGCTGTGGCTAGCACCACAGAGAGTGGGAATACTCAAAACTCATCAAGCAATGTAACCATCAATATCAACGTTTCTTCTGGAGGAGAAACTTCAGTTAGTGGCGGAGAAGCGAAGCAGCAAGCATTTGCATCCAAAATTAAAGAAGCTGTGGTTGGCATTATATCTCAAGAGAAAAGAGTAGGAGGCATGCTCAGTGGCAACTAAAAATGCCGTATTAAACTACGAGCAACAGTTCTATCTGTCTGGAGCTTTACTATCTGGAGTTACATCAATAGGTGGAGGCTACTCGATACAGGAAGAGCCTATAAACATAATAGGAAAAGGGCATAGCATGCCAGTCAGACAAGGGCCCCTGGTAGGTAATTTCGACATATCGAGATACTACATAGGCGAAGATCCCCTTCTGTTCTACACTGGAGATAGCCCTATTAGTGGAAGTATCAATTTTAACGATAAAAGTTTCGGGTTCAATAGTGGATATTTAAGCGAGTATAGTATGTCTGCAGGCATAGGTCAAATACCTCAAGCTAATGCATCCTTAATAGTATATGGAGACATAGGATCCGGAATCGATGGTTCAGGATCCAACCCTCACCCTATAATTCAGATACCCAATCAAGGATCAATATCCCTAAATGCCAGCGGATATCAATCCAATAGGATAACAAATTTTTCATACACATTAAGAATAGATAGATCTCCTGTCTACGAAATAGGTTCGCCCTTTCCAGTTCAAGTAGATAGAAAGTTTCCCTTAGTCCAGGAATCTTCATTTACTCTAGAAGTTGACGACCTAGAGGTGTCAAGAATGCGCGAATACTTAATAAAACCTAAACAGCAAAAAATTGAAATTAAATTTAAAAACCCAATAGATTCATCTAAGATAGAAAGCTTTATCATACCAAAAGCAAGACTACTCTCTCAAGAAATCTCCTCAAGCAGTGAAGATCTCCTCACCGTAAACCTAACCTATCGAGGTTACATTAATAAAAAATGACCTTTTTACCCTACGAAGACGTTCCTCTATATCTGGCGGTGGATGGGCATTCCGGTCAGTATATTTTCGCTGAAAATGCATCACTGTCCGTGTCTCAATCTTTACAAGTAAACAGACAGATAGATGATAATATTATAAGTGTATGTAATTGGAGTGATGGAGGCTTCACTAATTATATTCCCCTAAATATGGTCGCCAATACAGCAACCACAGCCCTATTAGGGCCAACGAGTGGTCCTCCATCTCCACTAGCTACATCTATATATAAAATACCAGCAGACACCAAAGTTACATTTCCCAACGGAAAACATCTCTATTTTGAATCAGATGTATTCCCTGACGGTCACGACTACCTAGTCTCCCTCTATCCGAAAAGCGGAGGTTGGACTCTTCTTGAGGGTGAAGCTCAAAGTGGGCACTTTGATCCAATATTTAACTACAGATCAGAAAGTCCAATCAAAGGCTCTCTTAGTGTTAATTTTTATATTAATACAGGAAACCTTAATAATTTCTTTAATATCACTGGTCTGTCGGACCCTAATGTTTATCCAGCTATAGACGAAACTAAAGTCACGGGCCATTTAGGGGATTTTATTTTTTCCGATGCATACTTAACCTCTTTTAGTTTTGGCCTATCTCCAAACTCTATATCTCAAGCCTCAGCCTCTTTTGATATCTATGGCGAAATTAAGCTTGACCCGGCGGTATCTAGTAATTATTACTCGTCAAGCCTATATTCCCAGCAATCAATAGCTCATGGTCAAAATAGCCAAATACTTTCGACATCAAGTGCAGGAATAAATCACCCAATTCAATTCAATTACTCTATGGAGACATCACGGTCAGCAAGGTACGAAGCTCCTACAGGGTCTAGCCTTGATACAGTCGGGCTTGTTCCTACTAGAGTTTCCAAGGGAAGGACTTTAATAAATATGTCAATAGAAGGAGAGGGAATAGATCCGAACATACTGAGTGAAGGTTTCGGAGGAAAAAGGGCAAATTTAACAGCTCAAGTTTACGATCTTGCATACAACTCTTTCGACGATAACTCCAATGGGTTACTTAATGAGTTTCATTGTAGCGGAGTAATTACATCTCAAAACCTTTCGGTTGACTCCGCCGGGTATCTCAATGGATCTATATCAGTCAAGCAGGATTTAAAATAATGGAAATAAAAGACAATAATAATAGAGCCATGCCCATACTCCCATCGTTTGGGTCTACAGCATCTTTTTCCTCGCTCACTGACTCAGTTAAATACGGAGATAATCACTCGCAAAGATCCCTGAAGGGAATAAATGGATTAAGCATGTCTATGAACTTAAATTTTAGTGAGCTTACTGATGTAGAGTCCCAGAGTTTAATAAGCTTCCTACAGAGCCACTTCTACTATCAACCTCAAATTTACTCCCCAGACGGAAGTTTCTCTAATAAAAGAATTAACCCGTTTGACTATCAACCCTTTTACCCCTATAAGTCAAACAAGTTTTTCTGCCTTGACTTTTCTCACGATAAGTCTTATTTTAATATTAATGAAGTCTCAGTCAGTTTGATTGATGCCTCTTGCAGCATACTTAACTCGGTAGAGTCGGGAGCTGGGCATAATCCTAATATAGATTCATTAATTAATTTCGTACCAGGAGCTGGCACCTCGTCAGTTCAGAATTTAAATGTAAACCTACCTGAAGGCAGCTTGATTTATCACTCGGGAGACTATAGAGTCGCTAAAATAAACTCCGATACTTCGGTTGTGGCAGGTAACTCAGTTAATTTCAACTATACAGCTGACTTTGGGTTTCCTGCTTCTACGGCTTCGAGCAATCAAACCCCCCTCAGGAATTCCATATACATAAATAACCCTAATGATTGCTTCTATTATCCATACCAACCTATAACAGACTTAGGAGCTTTAGATCATAGAATGTTTGATTTCAGGCCAAGCGATTCTATCAATCTAAGGAATTCTCCAAAGCACAGAGTGTCCGATGCCTCAGATTTTTATAAAAAATATCATAAATACGGATTCAATCCGAACTTAATGAATTTAAATTTGTCATTCAATGGAAGGTCTGATCTAGAAGCTAAAAGAATACTCTTATTCCTGGAGTCTCATCTTGGGTATAAAAAATTCGGATTTAACGTATCAAGGGATTATACCTCGTCCAATTATGACCCCAGAAAAACACTGTCTTCTTTCTACTGTCCAGAATGGAAGCACTCCTACACCTATAAAGATAATCACTCAATATCTGCTACTTTCATTGAATGTATTGATTATTAATTTAATATATAAATATGGAAAAAACAATTCACGAAGAAATCTTCAAGCTAGAGCCTTCAACTTTAGTCACTCTTTATGAATTAGTATTAAAAGGTTTTGGAGAAAGCTACTATTTTCACTCTGGAGAAAACGGTTTCACTAATGAGATTATATTTAAGGGTAATAATTATAACTACATACCAATGAAGACTCATGGTTTTGACTCTACAGAGTCTCAGCTTCCAAGGCCTCGCATTACAGCAGATAACAGCGATTCGTTTTTTAGTCTCAAAACTAGATTCTTTAAAGATTTTATAGGATTTACCTTTAAAAGAACTCGAACTTTTGTAAAATTTTTACATAAAGACAACTTTCCTGGCGGAGTTAATCCCCACGGTTCGGACACGGAAGTATCTTTCCCTGAAGAAAAATATATAATAAACCAAAAAACCGTTGAAAATCAAAACATAATTGAGTTCGAATTGGTATCAGTTCTAGAAAAAGAGCAAGCTTTCATACCTAATAGAAAAATAGTATACAATACATGCCAGTGGAAATACAGGCATAGTATAGGTTGTGGATATGCAGGAGCTCCTGTTAGCGACGCAAGGGGAAATCAGATAAACTTTACTCCAGCAGGACCACCTCAAGAATTTGATGAATCAACCACATACAATTCAGGGAATTATGTTAAATTGTCACCCGCACCTTTGTCCTCAGACCCAGATAGAGTTTTCGTTTGTGTGGTAAATGGAACTTTAGGCAAGAACCCGCAAAACGATAGAGACTCGTGGATCATGGACTCTTGCCCAAAAAACATAAGCGGCTGCAGGTCTAGATTTGGAGTAACAGAAACACTTAATGGACTACCTTTCGGAGGATTTCCTGGGACTTGGGAATACTAAACCCATCCGAAGCTGCCTTCGTTTCGCTTTAGAAAGTTGCGATAATGAGCGTTTTGGAATTTTCGTACACAAGGACAGTGATTACGATTATGAATTTATACCTATTGATAATTTAGATAAATCAAATCCAAATCATTTCAATATTAATAATAAATTATTTTATAATTACTATAAACAGTCAAAAGTTATATCTTTATTTCATACACATATAATTGACTCTCCAGAACCGAGTCCTATAGATATAGCTTTATCTCAATCTTTAAATCTACCTACTTATATATTGTCATGTTCGAGCAAGAAGAGCTCTCTGTACTACCCGCCTGTACACAATCGAGCAGAGCTGTATTCAAGGATATTCATACCTTTTTTTCAAGATTGCATTACATTTGTTAAAGATTTTTTATATTTAAAATTTAATATTAATTTAGTAGAACTTTTTAAAAATTGGGCCAGAAGATCTAAAGACTCAAACTCTTACTTAATTAACGAATTGGAAAAACATTTCAACGAAGTTAAAAAAACAGAATTAAAATACGGGGATGTGGTTATATTTAAACCCTCAATGACAAACTTATTTCATGCTGGAATAATTGACGAAAAACTAATGCTATCCCATCACCCAATGGGCTACCAACCTACCAGCGAATTATTTACCCCTCAACTACTTAATAAGGTGTATAAAGTATATAGGAGTAAGGTTTTATGAAGAGATTTATTTTATATGGAGAAATGGCTGATCTATTTTGCAAAGAAATAGAATTAAGAGCTAGCACCATGAGGGAAGCTATAGAGGGTCTATCTGCCAATTTCCCTAAGTTTAGAAGTTATTTTATTAATAAATTAAATAAAGGGATCCATTATCATTTTGTATGTCCAGATAAAAACTCCATGGAAATGTACTGCCTGGACATGCCTTTAGCTGCAGACGAGTACGACATACTTCCATCCGTAGAAGGATCCGCAGCTGGTGCGACAGCATTTGCAGGAAATGCTTTACTTGGATACGGAATGTCCTGGCTTTCTGATAAATTAACCCCAAAGGAACCTCCTGAAAACGAAATAATTACAACCAACTCTTTCATATATTCAAACAACGAAAACAGGGCAGAGCAGGGCACACCAGTTCCCGTGGTATATGGACAACTAAGAGTCGGATCTAAAGTAATACATTCCAGCATTCATAACTATGATTACGATTATGACGCCGGAAGCATACACGAAGGCAAGCCAATCAACACAAGACTATCTAGACTAATAGGAGGAGCTGACTATAATTTCATAAATCCGACAGATATAACAGATCTGAGAGCAGGAACTTCAGAAAGTTTTAAAGGCCTCAAAGATTCTGCCTCAGACATCACGAAGAGGTTTGCTGGAATAGGCATGTCAATGCATGCGGGGAATGGCACTAAAAACCTCAGCTCCAAATTGGAGAATGAAGCAATGAACGAAGTCTTTGAAAATAATAAAGATAGTTCGAATAAAAAGATGCATTTCGGACCTTCAGAAAATACCGCAACCCACACTGAGGCTAGAGAAGGCTGGTGGGATATCGGTGCATCAAAAAACGCAAGACCCTTTTTATATCCAATAGCGGGAAGCGTTGACATTAACATGAGGCCGGCAGGACCAACCACCTTATCTGTAGAAAGAGAGTCTAAAGCCGGATTAGTGCCTGTAAATATAGATGAAAAATGCTTATCGTTTGTAAGTCCAAGGGTCGTATCAACAGTAGGAACCAGGACAGCTTACAATAAACTGGAATCTATAGGCATTCATAAATCTCTAGATATTATATCCGAAGGCCCAATTGCAGGCCTAGCTAACCCGATAACTGGCCTTGATGCAGACAACGGATTAGTTAATTACCCTTATTCTAAAGCAGACCCTGTTCGCTCTACAAGATCAGCATTAGTCCAAAATATTGATTATGCTAACCTGCAGACACCAAACTTCCCCTTAGTTATCTCGAACGCGGGATCTGATTATCCAAATGGAGTATACAATAAAACGGGTAACGATCAGTCTGATCCAAGTTTTTTTATAACAATTAAAGGTCCATCTTCGCTAAAATCAGCAAGCATTCAAGATTCATCTTTCTATAAGGGAGACCAGAATAATGACGGCCTGCCAGATAATACAGTTTTCTTCAAAAATAATATTGCAACCACTGAACCTTTATTCTTTTCAGACAATAGAATATTCTTACTCTCCTCGGGGGACGGTAGAATATGCCTAAACGACAACGATAACAATGCAATAAACGGTTCTCTACCTGCAGTATACACAACCGCTGAGAATCCAGGAGCCGGTGTCACGGGGGTTATTGATTTAGCTCAACTTGAATCTGACTCAAACATACTACCAGGATTTAATTCGAACTTTAAAATAGGAAAAGGCTACGGTTCTCCACCTGCAGGCCTAACATACAACATCTCTCCCCACAACGAGAGCTTGGAGTATGATGTAGAAATTGAAAAACTTTCGAGTTCTAAAAGGATATCAAACTCGGAAGTGATGGATTATGGTTACTTTTTTTTAGACAGAGAATCAAATCCCACTTTTCAAAACGAATTTAATGCTGTCCACAATTCTACAGCTCCGATCATCCCTAGGACGAATTTAAATTGGTCAGCCTCAGTAAGGAATTCTATTTATTCAACGGCATTTAATGCAAATTCAAGTATAACCATAGTGGTTGGAACTTGGAGGCAGAATTTGCGATTTGGCAGCCGAATAAACAACGTTAGCCTTACTATAACTATGCAGCAATACATAGATTGCAGTAATGTTACTGCATCCAATACCAATGCAACGGCAACAGCGACACCTGGTTTTAATTCATGGAATAATGATCAAGCCTCTATTACGAATGAATTTCAAAATTTAGTCACAGGATCAGCCGTTCCTCTAGGTTTTTTACTGCGAAATGCAGCCTTCGCAAACACCGTTTTTAATCAATTTAACTCTCAAGCTGGCAACACATTAACGTCAATAACTATTCCCGCCGTAACTATAACGAGAGCTCAGAGTATTCAATCCGGCGGAGGAAGGTACTTAAAGTTCGGTCCAGGCTCAGGAAGCAATACAGCAAGCGGGACAACAGCTGCAGGGTGGACCACTCCGTCGCACATGCTAGAAGTAGGTAATAATAATTTCGCCACTGTATCTATAATGAGCGATGGAGCAATACCTGAAGATTTAAGCCCAACTCCTAGAGGCTTTTATTGCCCAATGCTACACCCAAGAATAACAGTGTTTGTCCTAAGAAAGACAACAGGCTCAACGGGATCATCATTCAGGTTTCTACCTACTAATATTGATGCTGTAGCTACAATTTCGGCCACAGGAACGGTTTCAAGTGTGAACCTTCTGAGGGTTCCGGATCTACCCGTTTACGAGTCGACATTTAATGGTGGAGACTGGACTCCTATTTTAGTCAATAGTTCGACAGATACACCTGTAGTTCTTTTTCCTAATTCGCCAGATTTTTCGTACCAAGATTTAGGATACTATTGCCAAATTGATCCTAGTAATGCCGCCATCAGTGCGGACTTCGAAATTGACAACGGAACATTAACTCATGATGCTATAGCGGGAAGTAGGAGACATTTATGCACTATGGAGGCCAACTGGAACAACCATATATCGAGAAACAGAATCACTCCAGGTAGGACACAACATGGAGCCGGAATGTTCCCCTCTATATTAAACAATGCATCTATACTTTCGGCAACCCCCACTATAGCTTTCAATATTGAAGCTGGTAATAAATTCAACACCCCTACAGCTACAGCTCAAGCTCAAGTTACAGTCGAAAGCATAAACCTTACGGGTGCGGATTTTTTAATCAATGCCCTTACAAACCCTACATTAGGTGCGGCATCCACCATAATATGCACAGGAAGGCCAGCCTCACTTACTGTGCTAAATGCCGGAATAGGTTATACTTTCAAATCAGGAAACGCAAACGGCTCCAGAATATCTCAAGATATATATAATTTCCAATACGGAATCAAAAAATTCGATCTTAAAAATACAGGAAATAAGGGGTACAAACCTGATCAGACCTTTTATGCATATGGAGTAAGCAGAACTAAGAATTTCGCCGCAGCAACAGCCAATCCCAATAATGCTATATATAACTCATGCAAGCTTAAAATTTCGACAGACAATGCCGGTTCTATCTCTGACATAGAAATTTTGGATCCAGGATTTGGTTTTTCTACAGTACTTGATCCAGATGATTTTATATTTTCTAACGACTCTCAATTTTTTAATAATCCTCCGGATGCCGCATTTTTAGCAGGAAGCTCGACTGAGTTCATAGACCCGGCTATTCACTTTTTGAAGCAAGATCTTATCGTATCAGTAGCCAACAATCATCTTAATATTCTTAATAATGAAGGCTCAATCAGTAAGTTCTACATAAGCCAGGAAGGGTTAGGATTCAATCGATTTCAAGACATCTTTAACCCTTTTTCGAGCATCTCCTTTAATCCTCCAGTTTTTCAAATAACTATAGTCAACGGAAGCATTGCCTCTATCCTCGTACAAAACCCTGGATCTGGATACTCAAACTTAGACTCGTCTATAAAAATAAAAATTTCAGACCCTCCTACATTTGCCCTGCCTCAAGTTAACAATGCAGCCATAGATCCCGATTCATGGGCTAGATCTATATATCTAAACGATGTTCCAATGAGAGACAAGAATGGAATGTTTAACTTTTCTAAATTTCACTTCGATACAAGAATAGGTCACGGAAAAAACGGACTAGGTGAGAGCAATTTAATTCCAAGCCAGGTCGACCTTATCGCCACCAAATCGAGACCCAATATGATAAGTTCTGAATTCAAGCTGCCCTCGTATACTAAAGTGATTGATTATCCTCTATATGGGCCCAGGAATGAAAATGAAAAGGACTACTACTACGCCCACACGATCAAAAACCCAGAAGTCTCTGTGATAGGAATTTCTATCAACATTAAAGAGCTTCACTATATTTATGAAGGAGATGAAGCTGCTGTTTATGTAAACTTGATCCCATTGATGATGGCTGGAGTTGGTTTTATGGCTGCAAAAGCAATGAAGGACGCAATTTCAGCAGCCTTCATACAAGACCCAATATCGCTATACTCAAAAGGAATGGGTTCTGGTACTGGAGTAGGGGCCTGCATGGGAGCCCCGATAGCCACTCAGAATCGAGACGGCGGACAGGGAATGGGTACGACCGTCGCAAAAGTTGGAGAAATGGCTAAATCGGCAATAATGGCCGGAATAGGTGCCGCGATTCTCGGAGGAGCGGCTGGAATGGTATTAACTTATTTACTGGTTAAAATATTTCCTTGTAGTAAAATTCCCTGGCTATGCTTTAAAATTGGAGAAATAATCAAGAATAGTGGAGAGATCTGGCCCGCGAAAGTAAGAATAGCTATAGAGTATGGAGTCGAGGGAGAGACTCTTGAAAAAGATGTAATCTCATTCAACGGCTGTGCTACCAACGAATATGTAAAAGATGTATTGATTGAAAACCTCCCCAAAGCCGAAGGCTCTAGCAATAACTTTAAAAATAGGATTGTAAAGGTCTACAGAACAACTCGTAGCTTGGACCCAATCTCTGGAGGTATAGTTGAGGCTAGATATAAAATTCAAACATCACTACACTCGATAACAGAATACGTCGAAGGCTTTTTTAGTTACCCAAATACAGCGATAATAGGAACTAGAGTAAATTCAAAAGATTTTCCACAACAACCCAAAAAAGAATTTTTAATAAAAGGCCGAATGATCAGAGTGCCGCATAACTATAACCCCTCAATTGGAACGTACAATGGGGACTGGGACGGAAACTGGAAATACATAGACTCGAACGCTGATAATCTAGCTCAGACTAGCGAAATTTTGCTAGAATGGACAAGTAATCCAGCATGGATAATTTTCGACCTATTAACTAACGAGAGATACGGGATGGGAAAATATGGAATAAAAGAATCAGATATTGATGCCTGGTCTTTTTATACTTTTTCAAAGTTTTGCGATGAGAAGGTCGATGTAGTTATAGATGGAGTTAAGTCAAGTGAGCGCAGGCATATGTGCAACCTTTATATAGACTCAGAACGTCAAGCATACGATTACATAAAAGACTTGATGTATATTTATAACTCCTCAATTAGTTTTAACGGGGGGAAAATATACATAACTACAGATTCATCTGTCTTAGGGAAAAATGAATCGATAATGATATTTAACAATTCAAATGTAGATGAGTCTGGCTTTTCTTATTCTAGTACTCCTGAGACTTCAAGGATCACTTCTGCGACTGTAGATTACCTAGACGAAAGAGATAATTACATGCAAAAAAGCGAATACGTAGAAGATGGCGAAGGAGTTAAAGAGCACGGATACTCTCACATAAAAATAGCAGGAATGGGAGTAACAAGGAGGGGAGAGGCTCACCGCCTGGCTTGGCATAAAATTTTAACAAAGCAATTAGAAAAAGAAATAATACAATTCAAAACTGGACTCCAAGGATCATACTTAAGGATTGGCGACGTTATAGATGTAGTTGATAATCATAAGATAGAAAAACATTCAGGAGGTAGAATTACCAGGATCGTTTCGGCCACAGAGATTGAAATCGATATCCCTGCAGCAGCCATAGCTTCTTCAGCCCTACTTCTTGAAGTGCCCAGCCCATCTGATTCAGATTCCGATACTATAGATTCCTCTAATATACTCAATCGCAGATCCAGCCAATTCAAAGAGTATTCTATATCTATAAAGCAAAATTTTTCAATCACATTCTCTTCACCCATAGATCCAGAAATCGTGAAAGGCTTAATATGGATCATTAAAGAAGATGCCGCAAGTGAAATATCTCCAAAAAAATATCGAGTGAAGGAGATTAAAGAGTCTTCCTCCATGAACTTCGAAATTATTGGCACAGAATATCTGGAAGGTAAATACGAGCAAATAGACAAAAGCTCTTCATCTAAAGATGGTATTCTCCTCGAAGAGAGGGAGTATTATGGGCACAACATAATAGTATAGTTTATTTATGACCGTGCTACCTAAAACCGGAATATTGGATTTTTCATGGAACAACATTCCTGATGTAGACGGATACTATGCAAGGATGAGTAAAAATGGATTATTGATTGACACTTTCAATACTTCACTCAACTACTTATCTATAAATAAACTGTCGGAGTCTGACTACGTGCAAGGGGTAGTTTATCCATACATTGGAGACAATATTTATCCAACTGGCATTGAGCTTCAAAAACAAAGCATGCCAATAACAAATTTCCACGAACAAGGAAAGACTTTTGAATTTAATTCAATAAAAATAGACGGCCTTGAAGTTCCTCTGGTTAAAACGTCAAGCGGTTATTACAGCACAGGAGAATATCAGAACGGTAATGCTAATATTACATTCGAATTAACTAATCCAAGAGACTCAAAAGTCTTAACCCATCCGCTTCAAGAGCCGTTTCTTGATAAAATAGAGTACGAAACTTCAAGCACAACTAACGAATTAAGCAATTTCTCATTTTCGTTTCTTAATGAATCGACTGTAAGCTCGAGTCAGGAGCCTGATTTGGGAATATTCAATGAAGGTATTACGTTTAACGAAAATGGAGGTTTCACTACCAATACGATACTAGGCCAAGACGGAGTATTCAGTAGTGAATACATCTCTGATGACTCACAATTTAAAATTACATTTGTGGAGGCAGGCCAACCAATAGAAGCCAAAGCGGCAATCACTTTAATACATGTTGATAGTGGCTGGACTCTAGATCTTGGAGAGTACAGTTTTGATGGTATATCAAGCACCATGCCACTAAGTTCCGACCTTGGGTTTATGCCTAACGAAGGTGGTATTATTATGGGAAATTTCGATAAAATAAGTTTACTTTACTATCCACCTTTCGGAGAGGAAGTTTCTCAAGAAATCTCAAGAAATATCGACTTAAAAATTAAGGCATACGATATACTGGGATCAGGAATTACCGGAAATATCACATTGCTGAATGAACCCGTATCAATAAACGGGATACATATGCAGTCTCAACCTTACGATGTTCCCGGCTCGGGACTGTTCAATATAATCCCCAGCTTCGACTTAAGGCCCAGTTCAATTAAATATGTTCTTCTAAATAAGGACAAGACTTCACATATAGTTAGCGGTCACTCAATAGATGTAGACAATTTTCAAATAACTATCCCACTAAGAGAGTCAGGATACTTATCACTAACTCCTTACGACTGGCTCGGATCCGGATCCACGTTTAATCGTCTCGAGCCAATCTTCATAGAGGAACCTTCCTTAATTGATAGTAATAAAATCACAAACTTTGAGTCTAACCTGTCGGACTCACACTTAAATATTGACTGCAATTATAAAGCAAATAATGAAATTGGAAGCTTTTTTGAATACTCCGTCGACTCCACAGACACTTCGTCTTTTTCCTTAAACTCTTATTTAACCGGCCAGTCGGAATCCTTAGTACAACTATCCTTCGATCATTTCTCGCAAAGAACGGGCATTCACACCGATTTTTACATATCCTTAAATCTATACAGAAGTGGGTCGAGAACTCTGGATGATTCTGCGAAATCCATAATAAAAATACCTAAACCAAAAATATCAAAAGCTGATCTTAATTTTGACCACTATAATGGTAGTTATTCTGCAGAATTAGAATCAACCCCCAGCTTTACATTTTCAGGATTAGAATTACTCATCTCCACAGGAGAAAGCTCAAGCTTTGAAGTTTCTCCTGAAGGGCTCATAGAGATGTCGGGATCATCGGCATATATTCATTCTAAACTGGTAAACTCTCACGACAACTCATTGATTTATGATGAGAGCTTATTAACAGGTAAGGGCTTGACTCCCTCTATTGATGTCTCAACATACACACCGACTGAACTAGATGGTAGTAATTTTTTCTTTTTCAGCAATTCCGACGGAATACCAATAAATGAAATTAAAGTTCACAGAAAAGAATCTTTTTACCTAACTAGTGGAAACTTAAATGCGACCATGTCTGGGCTACAGCAATTTGAAGATTATGACAATTTTCATACAAATTCTTCAAATTTAGGATTATACTCAGACTCGGCTCCACCAAGTATAAAGAGAGCTTCAGAATTTTCAACAACTGGCATTAATTTTTCAGGGTATTACAGCTCAGGTAGGGAGTACATTTATAGATTCACCCCGATAGGAGCCTTCGGTTCTGGATCAACTACTGACCCCATCATCAAAGCCTTCACTCAAAACGAAATAAGCGTGTCAAGTGAATCTAGTTTAATTGTCGCAGAAAAGCAAATAGAATCAATACAACATACAACAGTATTTACTAGCGGCAATCAAGATATTTTTGGGGAAAAAACATTCTTAGAAAATATATCCACAATCAACCCAACAGAGCCCGACCATGCGGCAACCAAAGAGTACACAGACGGACTGCTCCAGCAATACCCTGTAATGCCGCCGTCAATTAGGGATACATTCAGTCAGATTAATACAGGAGTTAATAAAATAACCGGATCCAAGCTTTACTTGACTAATATATTATATGACGGCTTTATCTTCATAAATGGTCATAGTGGAGACTACTCGCTTAATTCATTTTTTTATCCAATAGAATGCACTGGATTACAGGCTCAAAACTCAGGGCAACTTTCTTATTTTTCTGGAGAATCAATCGATAGTTCAATTCCGAGCCCGTCACCCTCTTCGACCCCTACTGTCACACCAACTCAGACCCCCACGACGACACCAACTCCGACCTTAACTCAAACACCAAGCATGACTCCGTCCAGGACTCCAGGGGCTCAAGTTGCAATGTACGAAAAATGCCTACCCACACCGACCGCAACTCCAACCATAACACCATCTTTAAGTCAAAATTAAAATACACATATGAACATACACAGCCAAAAAGAATTCATTAACGATATAATGTCAATGGGAAAATCATTCAAAAGTTCGGAGCATCAAGATTTTTACTCCAGCACAGTATCAGACTTTTCGAGCGAGACATTCAAAACTCTAGGCATATCCGGATCAATTAAGGATTTCGACATTGACTCAATGTTTAAAACTTGCGAAGAGCAGGGGGTCGAGCCTATAGAAATTATAGACTGGGCTTTCGACATGCTCTCAAAGTGTCCTACTATTAACGCGGGAGGTCAAGAAATAGACATGTCAAGCTCCAACGATATCTTACAAGATCTTAAATCTAAATTTTCAGGACATCAAGACTCGCAAGATATAAATAAATTCTAAATAACATGCTTCACTATTGGTGTAATCATAATTAATGAATATACTATTAACTGCCTCTTTTGCTAACGGCCTATTTTGTAATGGACTTCAGCAAAACATTGTCTTCCTAGCCGAAATGTTAAAAGACATGAACTACAATGTAGCTATCTGCATAAATCATCCTATCAGCGAGTGTAGCGATCCTCCAACTGGAATCTTAATAATGGAAGAGGATGAAATAGATTCTGAATTTAATCCTGACTTTGTTCTTCAAACTGGATTTGTATTAAGAGACTCTACGATTGATGGAATAAAAAATAAAAATCATAGATGCAAAAACATTCATGTTCATTACGGAAACAGAATGCTAGCAGATATAGAGCAGTGCAAGTGGGATACTATGGCGATCACCGACCACAAAGTCGATGAAATTTGGGTCTCCCCTCATTATGAAATCTCAATACCATACTTTAAGGCATTCTACCACACTCAGAAGGTTCACATTATACCTTATATTTGGAGCCCTAAGTATATAGACATTCATAGATCTATATACATAAAACGAGGAAAGGATTGTAAATACATCCCAGGTCAAGAAAAAAACATTGCAATAGTTGAGCCTAATTTAAACATGACAAAAAACTGCTTGCCTGCAATACTTATAGCCGAGGAGTTAATTCAAGACCAGCCTGACTTGTTTAATAAACTTTATGTGTATTGCTCTAGCTCGATAATGGAAAAGAGATATTTTAGAGGGTGGATGTGGAACTTAGATTTACCAAAGCTCGGTAAAGTTCAATTCTCAGGAAGAAATAAAATCTCAGACATCTTTGCGAACGATGCGAATGTCGTCATCTCTCACCACTTAATGAATGCTTTAAATTACACTCATTTAGAATCTATATATTTAGATATACCCTTAGTGCATAACTCTGAATACATGAAAGACTCCGGGTACTATTACCCAGATTACGATATACAGAAGGGAGCGTCAAGATTAATGGAAGCCTTAACTTATCACGATGAAAGCCTTGACGAATATAGAAAAAAAGCTAAATCGACATTGCATCGTTTCTCGCCAGACAACGAGCTAGTGAGAGCTAAATACCGACTACTGTTCTTATGAAAATAGGAATTACAATAGACATGTCTAAAGCTTTCTGGGTCAACGGAATGCAACAAAACATCGTATTTCTACACGAGCTACTAAAGCAGGAGGCAAGCAATGACGTCTACTACATAACTCCCGAGAAACCAAAGCACATTTTAAATAAAAAGCATAAAGGTATAATTCTTGAAGATCTACTATCTGACCCATTATTTAATTTCGATGTATTAATTGTAGCGGGAATAGACTTGCTTCCCGAGCATTACGAAAAGCTCAAATTAAGGAATTCAGATTTAAAAATAATTTTAGTTCATTTCGGAAACAAACTAATGGACGACATTCACTTTAGTGTATCTGAAAAAAATCCAACAAGACTGCCAATAATGAGGCCAAAATATTTATCTCAAGTATGGATCTCCCCTCATCATAAATTCGCAAAAGAGTATATAAAGGCTTACTACAATTTAGAAAATGTACAAGTCTGCCCCTACATCTGGGATCCATTCTTGCTTGAGTCAGAAGTTAATAAGCTTAAGAAGAAAAGTTTATCCCCATTCTTTAATGGCGGTAAGTCTAAGAATATATGTATATTTGAACCAAATATATCTCATATTAAAAACTGCATAATACCATTAATGATATGCGAAAAGTTCGAGCAAAGAAACCCAGATCAAATAGAGTCAATAAATAGTTTTTCCTGTGAAGATTTAAGGGAAAATAAATACTTCAAAAAGTTGATGTCCAACCTAGATATAGTAAACAAGGGAGACTTGTGTTTCTTTAATAATAGATGGGGGAGTTTAAATGCATTGAGTAGATTTGGAAAAACTATAATATCTCACCAAATAAACAACGAGTTAAACTATTCACATCTCGAAGCTTTATATATGGGGCTACCCTTGATTCATAACTCTCCAGAGCTTCAAGAATTTGGTTACTACTATCCAGATTTTGATATATCTATGGGAGCCAACCAATTAATGAGCTCATTCCTTAACCATGAAGAGACACTGCAGGATTATATGTTTCATTCTAGAGAATTTCTTAAAAAGTATAGCCCTAAGAATGATTTAAATATTTACAAATACTGTAAGCTTATAAATGAAATTAAATAAAATAGATAAATCTTACTTTATTAATTTAAATAGAAGGACCGACAGGCTTAATCATATATACAAAACTCTACCATTTTATGCGAATAAATCTCAAGCAGTAGATTCAAGAACTTTAAACTTAACAGATGAAGTCCTCGAGCTATTTCCAGAAACATATCACTCGCTATCTAAGCCCGAAATCTGCTGTGCATTGAGCCATTATAAGCTTTGGCAACAATTAATTCTAGATGAAAAATGTGAAAGTTATTTAATAATGGAAGATGATGTAGTCTTTTCTCCAGGGTTCGCGAACTTCTGGAATAAAGCTTTCTCAGAGCACATACCTCTAGACTTTTCTCTTATATACTTAGGGGGCTGTCAACCTTGGAATAAAAGTCAATACAATAAAGTCCTCAAGTCTAGAAATAAATACTTCAACAATATCAAGGAAAATAATTTCTTTTCTAAGGGTGATTATTACTGGCACATGAATGCATCTTCGTATATAATAAGTAAAAAAGCAGCTACTCAATTATGTAATGAAGTAAGCAAATCGGGAATCAATTCAGCGATTGATCTATTTATGATCAATACAATTAACTCTATTGACGATAAATCTTTATACCATCTTCACCCCTTAATGTCCCACCAAATACATGAAGAAGGCAATAACTCAGGACCGGACACAAATTCCGACATCAGGGAAAGTGTTGATAAATTTAATAAAATTCAAAAACAAGATTCAATTAAAAATCAAATTTTTCCTAATTTAAAACCTATATCATCAAGTGAAATACCAAAAAAGATTCACTTGTCTTGGAGTAATAAAAATATATTAGATTCAGACTACAGCTTAATTAATAAAGGAGCGAAGCAGTTGGAACTACTTAATCCTAATTGGGACATTGAGGTTTATGATGACGAGGATATAAATCGCTTACTACGAGACTCAATTGGCATAGATAATTGGAACTTAATAAAAGATAAAAAAATTACTGAAAAAACAGATCTCTGGAGATTAATTAAAACATACAAAGAGGGTGGCCTGTATGTGGATATTGACAGATATATAGACACTCCACTGTCAGAGATAATGAATGATAAAACTTCTTGTGTTCTACCTACATATAAAGATATTGACTTTTCTCAAGATTTCGTTTTAACCTGCCCGAAGAACCCAATTATTGGGCAGGCAATTGTTAATAATTTAAAATACAGAAAGCAAGGCAAGTCTTTATTTTTTATTGCCGTCTATTCATACATCGAGTCTGTTAGTGGTGTATTAGGTCGCAAGATTATAGATAGAATAGATAGGCCTGATTACTTCAATAAAGTAAGGTCAGACATTAGTCAATGTCCGTACCTCGAAACTTATAGGGAAACAGGGCCCGACAATCATGCCTTATTTAGAAACATCAATAACAACTTCAATATTGAGAACTTTAATAATGACAAGGCCGATCTTTACAATTCTTCAGGAGTCCCCCATTGGAATGCCGACACTAGAAGCCAGTTCGTGAGCTCTAAACTAAAAAAAGAATCCTCAATTAAACTAAAGCAAGAAGAATTTATAAATATAAAAGATAGTCTAGCCTCTTTTGTGGATTATGATATATTTAATCATTTTAGTAAAAATTTAAAACATAAAAAAACTACTAATGATAAATTTAGTACATTTAATCCAGGTAAAAAGATAGCAATAGTAAGCTTATATACTCCTGACACTTCAGATTACTCTAAGCATTCAGAGGAAAGCATTAAGCAATATTGTTTCCTTCAAGGGTACACATTTCATATGTATAGAGACTCAATCAAGAAAGACTGCAGCCCTAATTGGTCAAAAGCTCAAGCTGTGCTCAATCACATCCTGGATCACGATTATATAATGTGGATGGATTCAGACACATTAATATTCAATCCTAACAAAAGAATAGAAAGTATAATAGATAAATGTACAAAAATGAAGCAAATTATAGCCTGCAAGGATATAGGGGTTAACGGATCAATGATTAATTCTGGAGTTATAATTTTTAAAAATCATAATTATACGGTAAACATACTCAAAAGGTGGAACAATTACAACGGAGATAAATCGAGCCTGTATTCTGATGGTGGAGATCAAGAAGTTCTATGTTCTATTATTAAAAAGTCTGATCCATTTAAATATAATATAAAAATATTCCCCATGAACGAGTTTAATACCGAGCCTAGACTTGTAGATAAAGATACATTTATATTACACTTTATGGCTTTCCCCGAAAAGCTCAAGATATGCTTAATGAGCTATTGGAATTGCTGATTTTTTAAAAAAAAGTTTCACAAAATTAATAAAAAGCTGTATATCATAGTATGGCAAAGATATTCTCAACCGAGCAATTATCTCTTAATGGGGACAGTATCCGCATTAAATCGTCAGCTGCTGGAGCATTTGAAATTACAGATGCTAATAGCAACGTATTAATGAGTCGTGATGGAATCGAAACTAATTTTTCGAGTCTACATTCAAGCTCTAGCCTTGAGGCTGGAGCTGTTGATGGTGAAATCTCTAGCTTACAAGCTAAAGGAGTATCTGATCTCTCAGGTGCTGTTGGAACCAAAGACACTGAAATCTCTAGCTTACAAGCTAAGGAAGTATCTGATCTCTCAGGTGCTGTTGAAATCAAAGAC